CCGCATTGTATCTTTGGGCTGCTGCCCTCACTTCTGGGCTGGCGTTGTCTGGTATGACAACCTCAGTTCCTCGCGCGTTGCCAGACGGAGCGGCGTTGAAATCCATAGAAATGTTAGTCATGCCGCTTGTTGGCGTGTATTTTGCCCTAGTCCCCGGCGATATATAGAGATCCGAACCCATAACTTGCTATCCCTTACCCGCCCATAACCGCGCCATATGTGCCAGCACCAAGCGACAAATAGTCAAACAACCCCGGATTCTTTTTCTGCGTGGTGGTGTTTTGGCCCATGTTAGCCGCGCCTGTCGCTGCAATGCGCGTCTGCAATGCCTCCATAGGTGCTCCAGTGTAGCCATCAAATTGGCCCTTGGCCGCGTCAATAAGCATCTGCTGCGCACCTTGCTGCATACCACCTTGCGCTTGCTGACGATCCGCAATTTGATTACCAAAGCCAAAGCCAAGATTGGACAAACTGCCCAATTGGTCCGCGCCCTGCATCTGCATACCTTGCTGATTTTGTGCCGCGCCTAGTGCCGTGTTAAATCCTTGGCTCTGCAATCCCGCAAACATATTCGCGCCCTGACGTGCAAAGCCCTCATTTGTTGCGCCCTGCGCTACGCCGTGCCGAGATCCGCCAAATGCGCCCGCCTGTCCAGCCTGCGCGTCCATTGTGTTTGTTGCCATTTGGCGCTGCCGTTCAAGGTCGCCCAAAGCCTGACCCGTCACCATGTTTTGGTACGGGTTCATAAATGCGCCGATGTTTGGCCCAGCCATTGCCTGCTGTGTGTTGCCAAGTGCCGCGTTGTAAGCGCCCGCAGATTGGTCGTACACGTTAGGCGTTCCGCCTTGTGCCTGCATTGGTTGCATCATTGGTGCTTGCGTCTGTTGTGGGTTTGCTCCGCCAGACATTTTAATAATCCCCGCTAAAAAAGTTGCCTAAAGCGGAACCGAACCCGCCAAACCCGTCGCCGCCACGGTCCCCATCGTCTGCCCTCCCAGAACGTGTGGCCCCATTATACAACCCCGCAGCCCTGCTAGCATCCAACGCCCTGTCATTTGCAGCCTCATTGGGGTCTTCGTACCCGTACACGCTCGGCCTTGCCGCCGCCGCTGCCGCTGGTGGTGCCGATACAGGAATTGCGTATGGATTGCCGCCTGCGCCCGTTTGCGGGTTGATAAACATCTTCTGGATTGCCGCGAACTGACCGGGGTTGTTGGCCTCAAGTGCCGCCATTGTTTCAGCAAACATAGGGGCCGACGAATAGCCAGAAACACCGCCCGCAAACTGTTGCGGTTGTGGCATCCCCTCCATTCCCGTCAAACCGCCGCCAGCTACGCCGAAAGCGTTGGCCGCTTGGCCCGTGTTCTGAAACGCTGCCTGTTGCATTGGAGTGAACGCCGCAACGTCCGGTCCATAATAAGGCACGTAGCCAAGCCTAGCAACGTCATTGCCCATCGCGATATTACTGCGCGATGCGTTTTCAAGCCAAGCTGGAATTTCTGTTTTTTGTGTTGTGCTGCCGCCGCCGCTGCCCATCTATAAGCTCCGTTCCATTGTAACCATTGTTGGGGTCCAGCCCCTTTTGTTCAAAACACGCCGCCAACCGTTGCGCCCATTCATAGTGAGGTTCTCACACCCTTGCGCTCTGCCCCAGTCCTCAACAGCGCCGATGGCGTCCGTTATTTGGTCCAAGTCTCCGGCTGCGAGAAAAACGTGCAATACCTTCTTTTGTGGGTATACCACGATTTCAGTGACTGCACACGCCTTTTTTGTTGGCCAAAGCTGCATATGGCCGGACGCAATGCCCGCAGCAATATCGTCAAAATTGTGCGTCCCGCCGCTGTATTCCAGCGCGGCCTCAATCCACTCGCGATAGTCCTCAAGATTTACCATGTTGATATTGCCACCCGCTTCCATGTGTCCGTTGCCGTGCAAACGTAAATGTAGTTTGCATCTGTTGCTAAATGGCCCACTTGACCCGACGCTGTGGCACTCGCTGGGGCCGCAACAAACGTCCCAATCCTTTTCCACCCGCCATCCAAAGAAACGACAGGATAATCCGCCGCCGCGTCCCAAAGGATCATCCCGTTCTCTGATGCTGTTTGCCCCGACACGCGCCAAGACAAGCGGTCAAGACGCCTCCCAAGATAGCGGCGCATGTCATTGGCCCACACCTTTAAATCAGGACCAACAACGGGCAGGCGGCTCATCGCTTGCCCCCAGGCGTTACATCAAGGCGCATGGTCCCAACCCGCCAGTTAGCAAGCTTTGCACCGTCAACACGCAGGCGCACCTGCCGCCCCGTAAATCGAACGTCTGTTGGGTTTGCCATCGAAAAGGGACCATATAACCGTTCGGTGTCGTTAGGGTGAAACCGCGTTTTGAATGTCGCTGTTACGTCGCCCTGCGTCCCTTCGTCTGGTATCATGCTTGTTGCGGACATAACTTGATCACCAACCCCAAGGCTAATTGGCCCGCTTTCCGCGAAGATGCTTGCCCCCCCATAGTTCAAGCCCACTTCTTGCTCCCAAAGGTTGCCCAATGAGTCTGCCCAGAGCGGGTACTTGAATACCCCACGCGCTACGCCGCACGTCCTGTCAATCTCGCCAAACGTCCAATGACCTTCTTTGTAGTCAAACGATACATATCTATTACACTCGTTAGATGCACCTGATGGATAGAACCACCAGATTTCCCCGTGCTGCGCCATTGAAACAGCGTGCACAAGGCTGGCCTGTGACCTGTTAATGTCGCCAAACACGTAGTCGGCCACTTCGCACGTTAATTCCTGAACTGCACCGCCCGAATAAGAAAAGAAACTTTCTTGACCCATCCAAAACGCGCCGTCACCAACACTAATGGCCGCTTTGCGTGAGACAATGCCGCACGATTGGCCGACCCGTTCAAAGTTATAAACAAATGGTGGCCCCTGATAGGTTGCTGTGTGGGCGTCTTGATCTGTCAAGATGAGCTCTTGGCCGCGAACATTCAGGCCGCACATTATTTGGCCCGCCGTTTGAAGCTCAAGGTCGCCCGCCTCGTTTGTGTCTGCCGCAGTCCAAAGCGTGTTGTTTTCGCGATCCGACCATTGAACCAATCGCGGGTTCCCGCCAGCGCCAAGCGCAAACAAGAACCGTTCCCCGGTCACCAAGATTGAAAGGTTGTTTACGGGGGCGTTTGAAATCACAGCCGCGTTGGCAGCCACGTCAAGTTGCCATTCGTAAATCTTGCCGTCGGTGTTGGAACAGGCCACGAGGTACTCACCCCAGTTGTCCATCGCCCACGTCGTAGCCTCCCCGAAGTTTCCCGTGTCAGGCCGCGCCGTGCCAAAATAGCTGGAACCAAAGTATCCGCCACCAAAGCCCGTATTCACTTGCGCAATCTCATTGCCAGACGTAAATCCCGCAGGCGTAATGTCCGTTGTCGTGCCGGACGCGCTAGTAGAATAAAGGTTGCTAAATGTCCCCACCGCAACGCGCCTATCGCCCGATAAGTCCTCCCAAGCAATGATGCCGCGAGGGACGCCAGTATAGGCCGTTTCGGCCCGCAATCGCCAGCCGCCAATGGGGCGCAAAGATCCGTCACGCCACCGCACAAGATTCATATCACGCCAGCGACCAGACTGGTCGAACTCAGTGCCGTTGCGGTATCCGCCGGGCGGTATGTCTAAGGGGATAAGCGGCATATGTTAAACCTTAATGCAAGCAAGCAATGCGATGTTGCGGGGGCGGGTTTCGGTCCCACCTGTTGAACCCGTAGACATAGAAGCCGTCGTGATGCCTGAATTTGCGACTGGTTGGCCCGATGTACCCCCGCCGTAACTTTGTGAATTTGTTCGCATAGTGTGGCTGTGGGCCTTTATTTCATCAGACTGCGCGGAACCAAAGGCTCTGCCGCTATCAACGCTGCCGTCATCAACCCAACCTCGGACAAACTCGCCGCGAAGGTCAGGCACTAGGAATGTTGTGCTACCATCCCCTGCGCCAAATGTTGTGCCTATAGCGGTGAATAAAGCAGAATATGTTGCGCGCGAAACTGCTGCGCCGTTGGCTTTAAGGTATCCAGATGGCGCTGTATTCATGGCGACGTGGACTATGGACCCCGAAGGCATTGATACAATATTGTTAATCTGCGTTTGGATTGCAGAGGTCACGCCATCGCTGTAGTTCAGTTCTGCCGCTGTGGCTGTCACGCCGCCAAGGATGTTCAACTCCGCAGTGGTCGAGGTAACGCCGTCCAAGATGTTCAGTTCTGCTGTGGTTGAGGTCACACCGTCTAGCAGGTTGATCTCTGCTGTTGTGGCTGTCACACCGTCAAGGATGTTGATTTCTTCGCTTGTACTGGTGACAGCAACGCCCGCAATTTTCAGGGCTGAGAGGTTAGGCGCAATCGCTGTTGTGCCGTCAAGTAGGTTGTCAACAGTATCTAACATTGTGTTGTATTTTGCGCCCCAAGTGTCCTCAGAAGCGCCAACTTCGGGCTTAACAAGTGAGTAGGTTGTCGTCGTTGTGTCAGCCATGTTGGCCCCCTTATTTTATAGAACAATGCCACAAAAGCGGCAGTTTATCAATCTGGTTATGGCTCTTAGCCTTCCAATGCTGAAAGTCTTGTTTCAAGGACATCAATCTTTGCTAGCGCCTCTTGCAGCGCTGCTGTCAGAATTGGTGTTAGCTTGGAATAGTCCACACCCTGATAATCTGGAACACTGCGAGTGCCCATAACTGCGGAAGAAATCTCTTTACCATCATCATCGACAACCGCAGGGGATACTTCATACTCCTCGTCCTGCATTGCGTCTTTTCCACCAGTCACGGCTTGTGGATGCAGTTCTTGCATTTCGTGTGCAATGAAGCCGTCAGCCCATGAACCGTCAGATTTAAATGTGTAGGTGCATGGCCGCATCATTTTGACAATGTCAGCCGCACCTTGGATTGGCGTAATGTTCTCTTTTAGGCGGTAATCTGATGATGTGTTGTAGGCTACTGCGCTGCCAGTCGAACTAATGGAGCCATAAGCACCGGAGGAACTAGTGAATACTACCTCGTATTTAGTACCCCAAAAAGCGTCATTTGGAGTGCTAAGTTCAAGTGTGTAATTCCCTGCTGGGGACGCGTCAGAGTCCGCAAAAGTTACGACAGAATTAGACGAGGTACTGGATTTTTCAACATACAAACCTAACGGAGTTTTTGCTACGCCCGCAGCAACATTAGCAGCCCCCACTAGCACGTTGCCGTTGCTGTCGATTGTAATCGCTGTAGAACTTGCGTTGTCGTCGATACCCGGTGATGTAAACGCGCCTGTCGCGGTAAGGCCCGCAAACGTGGGGCTGTCACCAGTCCCCAAGCCGATGTTTGTGCGCACAGCTGCGGCGTCTAGGAAGTCAGAGCCGTTGTTGCCCTTGAGCGCGGCACCTGACAAGCCGTTTGTGGCTCCCCCCTGGACGCCAAGCGTATATTCCGAAAATGCTGTGAGGGTTGGCGTACCTGTTGTCACTGTGGCGGTTGATTGAATAAACCACCAACCGAAGAACGTGGCATTCAAGAGTCGTGGGTTTAGATCATACGCTTCCAACACAGCCCCAGTTTTTGCTAGGTCAATATTAGCATAGTTGCCCTGGCCGTATTGCATCGCAAAAGTACCGTTGCTAAACCGATAAAGTCTATGCCCCACAACCGTTGTTGAGCCCAAGGCCGTGATAGTCCCGGCGTTGTCCCAATACTTCACAAGGTCTGTCTGGTCGCCAATTACAGCAGTCCTTGAAAGCAAGCTATATGTTGCGTTAGATACCGCGTCAAAGTTCCGAATATTGGCGTTGTGAATGTCGCCCGTTCCTCCGAATTCCATTAGGGTGCCAGCCGATACGTCAAAGCCTAAATCGGATCTGCCCGTGACAACTTGATCCTTTCTAAACGGAACGCCTTGCGCAATCAGGTATTCGTACAAATCTCTAATACTGTTTGCATAGTGGCCGATTGGATTGTTTAGGTATTCAAAACCAAGGATGGATTCAGCGACTGTATCCACAGAGATCCGCATCGTGAACATCTTGCGCGACCAGTCTTGGCGCGTTGGTGTCGTTATCTGCTGCTGCAAGCTGCCTGCATTATCAATATAAACGTAAGTAGAAGCAGCGGACAAAGTTGAAACGGTTATTCCTGTCGCGCCTGCGTAGGTTATATGGAAATATCCCTGGTCGCTGTGAATCTCGCCGTGCACTGCGGGCTGCGCGAATGTAGTGCCGCCGACAGCGACAGTTGAAACGTAGCTGGTTGAATAGCCCGTTCCCCTAGCCTTTAACAAAGCGTGGTCAACACCTTCAGAGAAGGTCTGCATGTTCGTTGTGTCCGAAACAACAAGGGAAGTATCGTCAATCGTCATGTTGGCGATTCCAAATGTAGGCGTTGCGCCGCTGACAACACTTTGATCAATCGCCTTAACATCTGCAAGGCTTTCGACCTCGCTATCCATCAATGCCCCCGCCGATGCAATGCTGGTGGCGTCTACTGTGAGACTGCTAGCGGAACTTGCCGCAGCCGTTGCGCTGTTGCTTGCGTTCGTTGCGCTTGTTTCTGCTGCCGTTGCCCTTGTGCCTGCTAACGCAGCGGAGTCACCAGCCTGTTGGGCCAATTCCTCAACGTTGTCCGTGCTAACAGTGCCGTCCATGCCGGACGCTTGTGTGTAGGTTGTTGAAGCCATTATCTAGGTATCCCCATTCGCATTGCGCCAATACTTTTAGCAGACTTGCTTTCTGCGTTAAGCGCATCAACAGCCGATTGATATAGAGCCGCCCAGATGGTCAAACGAGCGTCGTCCTTAAGGTAGGGCGCTGATTGGCCCAAAGCCCCATACAGCAGGATATCAGGCGCGTCTAACAGCAACCAAGTGGCCGTGTTGGTGTCGGTAAGCGCTGGAATACGGGCGCGATACAAAAGTGACACGCTGTAGGCCGCATCTGGCGTTGGGAATAGCTCAAACTGTCCAGCGGTAAGCCTTGCGTATGTTGGCTTGCCAGCTTGGTTTTCAGTAATGCCGCGCCGTTCCTGCATTTCAGTTGCGGACATTGTGATGATGCGCCCGCCTTCCGCATGTTGCAGCGCTAGGGCCTCAATGAAATCGTTGGGAATAAGCTCAAAGCGTTCGTTAAACGTTGTATCAACGCGCTTTTCTTGCTTCCAATGCGAAAGGTCGCGGGAAATCCGCGTCTCTGCAAGTGCTATGAATGTGGGGATTGCTGCCGTTAGGTCTTGGCGATCAAGAAAATCGGCAATGGTTGTCTGCAATCCATCATATGTTGTTAGACTCATCCGCCATACTCTTCTTTAAGTGCGATTGGTCCCAAATCTTTTCGGGGGCTGAACCATCGCCCGTCACGTTGCTCCAAGCCACGCATCAGGCAAGGGCATCTTGGAAAGCCCGGCTGGGGGCCGATGCAGTTGCAGCTATTACCCTGAGTCAGT